TCTAGTTCTGTATTATCGCTGGTATTATCGAGAGTAATCTTGATATATGCGCTTTTCTCATCGTTATTGATAAGCTCATCATTCTTGACTTGACGTAATGGAGATCCTGTCAGTCCAAAAACAATAGCTTCCGTCAAGGCAGATTTCCCAGAGCCATTATTCTTTTGCCCCTCGTTGTCTAAATTGTGACCGAAAACCAAAGTGGTCACTCCCTGATTGAACGAGTATTCGACATCCTTTAGGGTACAGATGTTTTTTATTTGAATTTTATTTATTCTCCACATGATCTACTGGATTACATTAAGATATCTTATTCCTACTTCGACTTCCTTATTGTCGATATTATTCTCCTCGCAAAACGTTGAGTACATATTCTTTAATCCAGACTTGTCAAAACGCTTCTCAAAGGTGTTCTGAGAGACTTTCGCTCGTTCGGTAATAGATTGTGCTATTTCGACCTTGCTCGCTCCAGAATCGATTAAAAACTGCTTATCTAGGCTCTTGACTTGCTCTGGATCGCAAAGGATCTTTACTCGTACACGATACCCGTCTTGGGTAAGATCCTCTATCGTCTCCTTGATATGTGAGTTGATCTCATCGAATGACAACTCAAGCGTCTTGTATCTGATATTTACCTTGTTTTGTACGAACTCCGTGTCACCATCCGAAAATAGGATAGTGTATCCCTTTTCCTCGTCCTCGCCAAAATTGTGCTGGCGTGAACTACCGATATATTCAATGTTGTCAAACTTGCAGCGGTTATGGTAATGACCTACCAATACCTTATCCCATTTATAGAACATGTCAGCCGGAAGCTCGTCATCGGTAGGCTGGGAGAGCGCTCCTCTGATACCTTGGTGAATATACAGGATTCGTTTTTGATAATCGGTTCCGTCAAAATAACCCATTAGTTCATCATGTTTCTGGATGAAAGAACCATTCTCCGGGAAATAGGAAATCAATCCCATGGCTAGATCACCGAATCCAACCTCTCCCCAAGTATCTATCACACGCACGTTATCGAAAGAGTCGAATACATGACAATATCCTCTGGCCGCTTCTTGGTCTACCTTATCATGATTGCCTTCGATAATAGTCACGCTAATATTGTTATCAAGACATTCTTGGAAAGCGTCATGTACGGCTAATAGAATATCAAGGTTCTGGGAGGATCTACTTAGGAATAAGTCTCCTCCTACCAATATGTGATTAATCTGATAATCAATGGCTAGATCGATAGCTTCCTTCCAGTTCAGTTTAAAGTCATTGATGGTATCCTTGCCAACGTGTATGTCATTCAAGAGCAAGGCTACGGCTTTTTTATTCATATCAACAAATCGTATTCAGTAATTGAGGAAATTTACTTACGTGGTACATAGGTTGCGTTTCTCTTGGATTAGCTGGGCTAACAAGATTCTCTCCAAATTCAAGACCTTTTTCTGTTAGAGACTTGAATCTCTTTATGATTTTCTTTTTATCCTTACCTCTTCCCTCTCTCTCCAGTTCCACTAGATAACCATGTTTTAGCATCATCATGTTAAACTTTACAGTACTCATATCTGTCCCGTTTCTCTTTAGCAATTCCGTCGCTGATAATAATTGGTCTTGCGATTCGGAATATTCTGGTAGAGGAATACCTGATTTTATTACATCGTGCGCTAACTTCAATCTAGAAGAATCGTTGTATCGTAAGGCATTAATTAACCATATGGCTTCTTTCAATCGCATGTCTGTCTTATCTACCTCTGAGAGAATGCCATTGTTCATGACTTGATGGAATACTTGTCTATATATTTCAAATACACTGCGGACCTTTCTTGCTATAAACCATTCCATACATGAAATCGAAATATACGCTTCGTATTTAATTCCATTTTTTAAATTATTGATTGACAAGACCTTATCATTTTGGATAAGGTTGAAATCAATTCCATCAATAAAATTATTAACAAGGTCTCTCTTGGCATTTCCTCTGTTTTCATAGACTAAAGGCCACACCTCATCGAAATTTACGGGAAACTCCTCTTTTGATAATCTCAGAGCACGAACCTTCTCAAAATATAATTGAATCTCGTTATTTGAACTTTGTTTTGTTAATTGAATCATTTTCTTTACTACTTGTGGTTTGTTTTAAAAAAGGGTATACCAAATAAACTTCGATATACCCTTGAAAAATTATAAAAGGAACTTATTATTTTCTTCTTCTTCGACCAACTGCGGGTTCCGCTGTTGAGTCTTGGTTGGGATTATCTTCCTCGTCATTTTCGTCATTGCCGTCCGAAATCGAGCCTTCCTTTTCTTCTTTGGGATTTACAGATGTAGATTGGCTGGTCTTAGCGGATGGCTCCTCGCCCAAAGCTTCCAATTCCGCTTCGATCTCATCCAGTAAAGCCATATTAGTCTTCTTCCGTTCTACCTTTACCGATAGATTTCTGGATTTGATGTACTCTGCGATCAAGCTTCTTAGATTCTGCCCCTCGTCAGACTTGTCGGTGATACCCTTTCCCGTGAGATCATCGTACATGGCTGATAACTTGTCATAAGTAATGGTATCATCCGGCTCATCGTTACCGTTATCTCCTTTCTTGAAAGAGAAACTGGAGGTATCATCAGCTGGTAGCTCACCCTTCAATATCTCGATAGCGTTTACCATCTCTTCATTGGACATGATGCTCTGACCGATTGTCTCATCGTATTGTTTCAAGAACTCGATAGTCGCTCCCAAATGATATTTCGTATATCGTTTGACGATATCTGTTAGGAGAGGAGCCTTGACAAGATCGGTGAGTTGTTTCTCATCTAATGGCAGGGAGTCACCAAGAATATCGATCGAGAAAACATATTCTGTCTTTGGGCCTTTCTTTTTTTGGATCTCAACCGGGTATCCCTTGTCAAAGGACGAGATAGGGCATGGATACTTCGGATTCTTATTTTTCTCCACTAATTTTTTCCATACAGGATCTTTTTGGTCCTCCAAACCTTTCCACTGGCCATTAGACGCTTCCCAGATCATCATGCCTTCTTCCATGTTATCCAAGTCATAGATATACATGGCATGATTGTAGTCATACTTCAAACCGCCACCGAAAGAGCCATTCTTAATCTTATCCTCAAGATCCTTATCGCCCTTGACTGCGTCCAAGGCCAGTTTTTTGTAGGTATCGATCAAATCAACGGAATAGCCAGCGTCAATAGCTCTACATACCTTGATGTTGATATCCTTGCCCGTATCTGGATTGTTTATTTTCAACCATTTTTGACGAACTGGGTGCTCATGGCCTCTACGTTCATCCTTCGGGGATAACGGCAAGATACGAATACGATAAGTCTTGGCCTTATCCATGATGAAATTCTTAAACCTCGTGAAGGTTAACTCTTCTGCCGATTTTCTTGCTTGCGCTTCTTCTAATGTCTCTTGTGAATCTGCGAATAACTGTTGTAATGATTTTTGTTCTAGATCTTTTTCTTCTACTTCTGACATGATTTGCTTGTTTAATTTGTGGTACTTAAATTTTTCTGTTATAATCCGTCCATTGGTCATTATAAGCGCCTATATAGGCTTCGGAAACCTCCCATTTCTTGTAATCGAGTCTTTCTTTTAGCTCAATTCCTAGATTCTCGGAGGAGAACAATATTATTTTCTCGATAACATCGTCTAGTTCCTGTGGACTACAATTTTTTAAATCTTGGTATCGAAAATAATTACGGAATATTCTTGTCTCTCTTACGGGAGCGAACATCTTTTCGAATTTTCGATATAATACCTCTGTTGAAGGATGATCGGGTAGTTCTTCTGATATTATTTTTAGTACTACGCCGAAGAGGTATTTCATTCTAGGAAGGGGGTTGTTTGGTTTTTTGTCGCAAATATAAAACGCATATTCTCCATCTGGTAGCTTGCGAATTTCTCTTTGCAATTCTGCTAAATCTGGTCTCTTATCCCTAATGTGAACCAGTCCTTTTTTGAAAATTGACACTACTTCATTTGTTCCATTTATTTGTTGTTTTAATATTACAGTACAAATGTATATAGTATATTTTAAATACACAAATATTTGTACCGTAAAATATTTATAATTTATTTTTTATCCGCACTTAGATGATCCGCAAGAAGTACAAATTAAACATCCTTCTTGAAAGATTAATGTCTCTTGTCCACAATTAGGACATTTCTGTCCTTTTGCTTTTGTGCCGTCTTGGATGT